ACGTTCGTGAAGCTCAGCGTGGTGTTCCCACCCAACGTCAGGCGCTGAAACGCGCCCAAAGCCAGATCAATGGACACCGCACCAGACACCGAACCTTTCTCGACTTTTTGATGGCGCAACCCAAGCGTTCCCGCTGTGGCTGTCTCTAGCGTAGTCAACCGCGCACGGTCGGACACGACAGCCGCGTCAAGGTCATCAAGGTTGTCGTTCTGCTTTTGCCCCCAGGTGTTATCCGAACCACCGATTTCAGGCTTCGTCAAAATCAATACCGCGGTATATGTGTCAGCCATGTGTTATGCTCCCGTGTCGTCTACGGCCCAGGCGATGTCGCCGTCCGCATTTGAGGATTTCTTCAGCACCTGCGCCGTGGTTCCCCCAAGCGGTGCCAATGACATGCGCTGTTGCCACGTACCCGATTCCTTCCGCCACAGCAGCCACGCGGGCGACGCGAACTTTATGTGCACATCGTCGTCAGAACCGCCCGAGGGGTCGCCTACGCCCACTGTCAGCTTCGCGGGCCCCGTCGCTCCAGTGGCTCCGGTGGCGCCTTGCGGTCCTGCGCTGCCGGTATCTCCCTGGCTTCCCGCCGGGCCCTGGATGCCTGTAGCGCCGGTTGTACCCACCCCGGTGGCTCCCGTTACGCCAACCACGCCCTGGACGCCCGTGGCGCCTGTGGTTCCTACTCCAGTGGCTCCCGAGACGCCCACAACGCCGGTAGCGCCCGTGGCGCCCTGCGCCGCGGCTGTCCCGTCCGCGCCGGTGGCTCCCGTAACGCCCACGACGCCCGTGGCGCCCGTGATACCAACGCCGGTAGCTCCGGTCGCTCCACCCGGCGAACCAGCAACACCGGTGGCTCCCGTAACGCCAACGACACCCGTGGCGCCCGTGACACCAACGCCAGTAGCCCCCGTGACGCCCGCCCCCGTGGCCCCTTGCCCGCCCGTGACGCCCGTAGCGCCCGTAGCGCCCTGCGCTGTCGCCCCGCCTTGCCTATCCCAACCCATCAGAACGTCCTCCGCATGCGCTGCACCTGCGTTCCGGGCGGACGCTCAAATCGTGCATTCGCCCCGTTCACACTTGCCAGCGCCGCACGATATGCAGCGAGCCAGAGTTCAAGTCGGCCGTCGTTCTTCAGGAAAGTCTCGGCCTGAATGAGCGCGCCGTATTTGTACAGGTCGGGGTGCTCATCCAGCAGCACATTGGAGTCGTTCGTCGGGCCCAGCATGTCGAGCCGGACGTACGACACGATCTCCAGCGGCACCCCCGGCGCCCAAGGGAAAACGATGTAGTCCTGATCCCTGGCGTAAATCAGCGGCGTCCCTTCCACAACAGGGTGCGCGTTCTGGTACTCACGCAGCGACTGCAGCGTTACCTCATCCGGCTCTCGAACAGGGTCGTCGTTCAGCTGAATCAGCCGCAGCTCAAGAAAGTCATCCGGCAGCTGCACCCGCGCGGCCGGGGCGCTGTCGGTGTCGCGCGCCGTCAGCTTGTGCCACCGCACCTCGCGATTGAACATGGCCTCCGCGAGCTGGATGAAGACCGGAATCTGGTCCGTCAGGTCGCCACGGTTCAGTTCATCCGCAATGGCGGCCTTCAGCGTGCTGTAGTCAATGATGCGCAAGTCGGCCATTTACACGCGCCCCGGACGCGTACGAAACACCTTGTTGTCCCGGTCATTCAGCCACGCGCGAAACTTCTTCTGGTCATCCAGAATGCCGTCTCGCTTGAGCTGCAGCAAAATTGTGTCCGGTATGCGCGCCACCACCTCGCCACCGTCCCTCCACCGCGTACGCTCGTCAAACAGGTTGTACAGCAGCTTGTTTTCTTCCACCGGCACGGTGAACTGAGTCTGAATCGTGAACTCGTCCCTCGCATGATCGAAGAGGAACCAGCGCTTGATTCCTTTTTCCGGCGTGTCAATGAATGGGCGAATCTCCATTTACCTGCGCCTCCCCAGCGACACCGCTATCCCGACTCCAGCGCACCAGCCCCCCGAAATGCATCGCCCACCGAACACCGCTGGCCGCGCCTCCAGCCGAATGGCGCCGAGAGAAAAACGCAAACCGCCCGTCAACAGCTCCACCGCCGTCCGGCGCGTACTGTCCGCCGCCACCGCAGTTTCTGCCGCCACACGCACCGTGTCCGTCACGCGCACCTGCACCGTATCCACCCGCCGCCATGCATCAACAACCGCCACGGCCTCATCCAGCAGGGAATCCCGCTCCGCAACGACAGCAGCGCAGTCCGCACTTATGGGCGTGGTATCCCGAACCGCGACCATTCGGATTCTGAATACTGTGTCCTTTAATGACGCAACCGACCGCAGAGAGTCCGCTTCGTGTTGAATGGCCGTGGCTGCCTTTTGCAAGGCTGCCGCCCGTGTATGAAGCGAATCCGCGCGCGCACTGAGAGCCTTTGCCTCGCGCTCCCGCTCGCTGTCCCACCACAACAACGTCACGACAACCACACCCGCAACAAGCAGCCCCGCAAGAAACTTCTTCATAAGGAGGCGGCGCACCTCGATGTGCGCCCCGTAGCCACAAAATTCGAGTGGCCGTGCCCCGTGATAGCGCCCCCGTCTACTTAGGCGACCTTCAGATCGGCCGCTAAACCAAGTCCCTTCTCGTTTTTCACCTTCAGGCCCCACTCCGTCAGCACCATGACTTCCTGAGAGTCGCCCTGCTTGGACAGAGGCTCCTTGTGGTACGGGCGAAGAACCGCCTTCTGAATCATGCTGGGGTCAATGAACCACATGTCCCGAGTCCGCTGGAACAGGTCGGTCACAACCGTCAGCACGCCGAAGTCAGTCACGATCACGTCGGCCGCGCCGATGATGACCGTCTGCGACTTGGACGACTGATTGAAGTGCGGCGCAGCAACCGCAGAAGCGGTGAAGGTCGAAACCTTCTGCTTCATCGCGGGGTCCACCAACAGAATCGAAGGCTTGGCCCCGTTCTGCTTGCACTTCAGCATCACCGTATTGATGATGTCCAGCGTCGCCAGACGCGTAGTGCCGTCCGTACGACCGGCCGAGGGAACACCCGAAGTCCATACCGGGTTAGCCCCGCCCGCCCCGAAGTCCGTATTGGTCTTCACCCACGCGTGCAGCGAAGCCGTCAGCGGGGGGTCATCGAACGCACCGGCATACCCGCCCTGATTGGCGGACAGGATGGTGTACTCGATGTCGCGCTTGATTTCCGCGCCCACCTTGACCAGCTGATACGCTTCCTCGCTGCGCCGCCCCGCCTTGTCCACCGCATTGAGCGTTCCCGACACGCCGAACGAGTCGGCGCTAATCTGCGTGTAGTTGCCCACACGCGTGGTCGGGCTGATTGCGCGAGGCGCGGCCTTGAAGCCCTGCACGTTGGCGTTAGCGGCTGCGGTACGGAGCACGTCCGTCTGGTGCTCATACAGCGTCCCCTTCACGTCAACGCTGGAAATGTTGCTCTGGAGCGGAGTATCTTCGGGGTCCACCCGAGAAATCACGTCCGAGAGCTGTTCCCTGATCCCCTTCGCGCTAAACGTCTGATAGTCGTTAGCGAGAGGAGAAGTAGTCCCTGGCATTGTCTTTCTCTCCTGTTACCTGCTTATGCCGCGGCCTCTTCGGCCTCCAGCATCAGTTCGATTGTTCGAGCTGCGTCTTCACGCCGCCCCGTCTTCACAAGCCGCTGCTTACTGCGCGTCAGCTCGGAGGTTACTCGCGTTGCGTCCACATCGGACGAACCTGGCCGCACCGTCTTCTTGGCTTTCTCGATCTTCTTCTGGATTTCCGCCTTATGAGTCTTCTGCGTCTTCTGGCTGTCGTCCCAGCGCCGCGCCTTCTCCAAAATCACCAGCGCGCGATGGTCGTTGACACGAACCAGCTCCGCATCCTGAAAGCCGACGTTGCGCCCGTACTCCAGCAACTGCGTGAGCGCCTTCTCTTCCTTCAGTTCCGGCAGCGTTTCCAGAAGCAACTTCTGCTGAGAAACAAGGTGCTCGGCATACTGCTTCTGTTCGTCCAATGCAATGCGTTGCCGCACCTGCTGCAGCTCCGCACCTACCTTCGCCTGCTGGGCCAGCTGGTACTGGTGATCGGACCACCGCGCCTGAAACTCCACCGGATCGGAGGCGCGAAGCGCCTCCCAATCTTCGGCGGGCGGCTCAAGCCGGGCCACCACCTGCTCCAGAACTGCCGCCAACTGCTGGCGCTCGGCCCTGACTGCCTGCATCTCCGGCTCAAAGCCGTCCCGCTCTTTGGCCAGGGTCTGCATCTTGCGGGTAAAGTGCGCCTCTCGCGAATATCCTTTCAGCAGCTCGGACTCCGTAACCTGTAGCGTCTCGCCGTCCACCTTCACGGTAAAGACGCGCTCGGTTGGCTCCTCCTGCTGTTCGGGGTCGGTCGGCTCCTCTTCCTGCTCTTCCTCCTCGACTTCCTCCTGCTCCTCCTCCGGTTCGTCCCCACCCTCCGGTTTCGGGTCGGGTGTGGTCTTCGCCGGTTTTTCCTCTGCTTCCGTCACGACATCGCCTTCCTCGACGGCCAGCAGCTTTTCGATTTCCGCCTGCGCCTGATCCTGCCGAAGGGCGCCGGTTTCCGGCTGCGGTGCTTCGGGCATTCGTCTACAGCTCCTCTCTTACTGCGTTCCTCCGCGTTGTGCTACGCGCTCCAATGCGGCGTGTGCCACATCGCCAGTCCCGATTACCGTGTTCAACTCTCGCACGATGTCATCGAGCGCATGCAGCTTCGCCCACAGTTCCTCGCGTAGCGAGGAGTCCGTGAGCAGTCGCCATTCGCGGAAGTACCGCATTTCCAGCTGCTGACGAGCCGCCACGAAGTCGGCATCGTTCAGGATTTTCCGTACGCGCTCGCCACGAGCAGCACCTTCGAGAAGCGTCTGCCGCTCAGCGGGCGTCAACTCGGGCGCAGCGCGCATTTACACCTCGCTCGCTGAACTACCGTCGATGGTGTCGAGCACCTGCAGGATGTCCGAATTGGCCTGCGCCGAGCTTCGCAGCTCGGTAATGAGGGTCGCGATGCTACCGGACCCGGACGCCAAAACCGCGCCGCCCCACGAGCCGTTGTCGTGCGTCTCAGTGGTCGCAATGAGGTTGCCAATGGCTCCCGTCACCTTAGACTCCACGACCAGCACCGTCGCAGACGAAGACTTAACCCGCACGTGCGGGTGCGCCGTAGTCGAGGCCGCGTACTTGGTGCCCGAACCCGCACCCAGCTCGATAGCGGCCACAAGGTTCGCAATCGACTCCGCAAGATCGGCCCCGATGAGTACATGGCCGTCCACGTTGGTCAGCGAAGTCTCATAGGTGTACGTCTTGCCGCCAATCACGACAGTGTCCGTATCGCCCGGCTGACCCGTGCAGGTCAGTGTACCGAATGCCCTTACCAGCGTAGAAAAGCGTGCCATACCTCTTGTCCCCTCCTATGGGCCCTACCTAAGTTGATTTGCTTCCCCGTCCCGTTTAGGCCGGGCCCCACTCATCGCCTACCGCTCCCGTGCCACCCACCGGCACGTCGTTAACGACCTGAACATTAGCGTCCAACATGTTGGCAACAGTGAACGTCAACTGATCCGTCTTGGCCTTGATCGCAGCAATCTCGGTGTCCACGGCCGCCAGGATGGAGGCAACCTCTGTGTCAAGGAAGTCGTCCACAGTGCCAAGCGCGGCAGCCGTAGCGAGCCCTGACTGAATTTCGGTAATCGCGTCGGCAGCCAGCTTTGCTGCGGTGATAGCGTCAGCGGCAATGGCCGCTGCAGTCACTACGTTTGCCGCCATTGCGCCAACCGAGGCGTCGATCCGACCCCCGACGAGGGCCGCGGGCAGAAGGGCCGCAATGGCCGCCTGCATCGTATCCAGCTCGGTCTTGGTCGGCACATCGTAGGTGCCCAGCGTGGTGTTCATCTGCGTACCGATGTCGGCCAAAGTGGTCCCCAGCACTCCGCCAAAGACGCGATAGGTGATGGTGCCCGTCGGAGTGACCGCGAAAGGACTGTCCAAGGTAAGGACCGGAGGGTTGGCATTAGTGGAGGTGGTACACTGCTTCTCCTGACCAGCGCCGGTCGTGGCCGTCAGAATCTCAACGAAATCGCCCTTGAAGAAGTCCACTCCAGGCGCAGCCTCGGCGGCCAGCGTGATGGACTGCGACGCAATCCCGCCCGCCGTGCCGGTACGAATGGTGCCCTGCCCACCGGCTTCAGTGGAGGGAACAAGCGTGTTATTCCACGAGTCTACGTCGATCATCAGCAGGTCCGAACCAAGCACCATCGCATCGTAGACATTGGCGGGGAGCACCATGAAATCTTCGATCACCGGGCAGTGGTTCGCCGCATCTGTGATAGTCAGCCTCATTCGCCCAAGCCGGTTCACGTCTGCCGCGGCCAGCTCGATCTGCATCATGCCGTTGTCCTGGCCCGTGATGTAGTTCAAGTCGTTGGCAGTACCAGAGGTTGCGCCCGTGATGTTGTCGAGGATGAACGTCGGGGCAGAGCCCGCGTCCGTATCCGCCGTCAGCGAGATACGCTCGTTGGTGATGGTCAACGCCGTCTCTGGCGTCACGCCGTCTGTCTTGTCGTAAAACGGCCCAACCGAGACAATGACAGCTGTGTTAGTCCTCAAGTAACGCATTTGGTTTATCCTCGGTATTGCCGGTACAGGTTCATAATCACAGGAATCACAGACGCTGCCGCAGGCGGCTCTCGAATAGCTAGATGAACTCCCGCACAGTCATCACTACCAGCCGTTGTACAGCCAACCGAACGGCTCCCCTGCCCGACAGTGGTTTCTCTTACGAGCCGTGCAGCGGCTAGAGCAAAGATGATGTTTCGGACTGTAGTGCTGTTCGCGCCAACCGCCAGCGCGGTGTCGCCGCTGTAGACACCCGCACATCGAAGGCTGTTCGTTCCAGGGCTCCCATCGTCCACGCTCTGCTCGGCGACAGTCTGATCGCCCTGTAAAAGCACGATGCCTGCCGTGTAAACTTCGGTATCGCTTGCCGCCGTTACCGCCATCACCGCCGCGTACATCTCGTCGGCGTTGTTGGTCCTGTTTACTACGACCGTTTGAGTTCCGCTGGGGATAGCACTTCCCAGGAAAAACGCCTTACAGCGAGCGGGCTCTCCCGCTGAATCAATCGCCTCGCCCCCGCTGACAGCAGCGACGGCGGAGCCTCCGTAAGTGACGCTTGTCACGTTGGCAGCGTCGGCCAGCGTGAAGACAAATACGACTACGCCTTTAGGCGCAGTGCCAACATGGCTCCACGAGAACGACGCTTCGGAAACCGAACCTGTCGTCCCGGTATGGGATTCACTGCCGGATTCAATAGCTACAGCCATTAGAAGTCGTCGCAGTCCATGAGGTACGCTGACGCCTTAAGTGCTTGTCCAATCCCCATCGCCTGCGCCAGATTCTTGAACGTGTCCGCATTCCACAGCGCGCCGTACACGGGAGGAGTCGTATTCTGCGGAGCGAACTGGAAGCAGGAGGCTATCTGGGCTTTGGCCTGATTCAAGTACTTCGACGCCGTACCCGCAGCCAGCCCGTTCAGGACCAGCCAGTAGGCATACGACATCAACTCCAGCGAATCCATATTGAGCTGGCGCGACAGAACGATTTCATTCCAGTTCGGAAGGCTTCCCTTCGCTGTCGGCCCTGGATCAACCGCGTAAGTCGCGTCGCCGGTGTCAACCGTCACGAGCAACCGTGTCCCGTTGCGGTACTGACCAACAGCTCCCCACCAGTAGGCCATTGCTTGGTAGCTGGCATGGAACCCGTTAGCGGCGTTCTTGTACGCGAGGCACATTGCATCCGCTACCTTGACTATTCCCGCCGCGATAGCTGCGTAGTCGGTAGCATCCGCGCCGCCGGTGCGGCCAGCTTTTCGCATGGCCCGGTGGGTCATCTTCATGCCGAGCCCAGGGATCACGTCGAGGAACGGCTGTCCCGCGAGTCCACCAGGGCCGTTCAGCGTATCGCTTACCCACTCAAACGAGTTGGGGTCTTGCGTGTTATTCGCCGTCTTGATCCGCCATCCGCCATAGGTATACTGGCGGCGGATGAAGGGGTCGTTGCACCACGCAATCGCCTTGTTCAGGTAATTCGTTCGCTGCGTGCTGTCGGGGTCCACTGCGCCCAGCATCGCAGAGAAGATGAGCATGTAACCCGCGTCCCGCACGCTCATCTGTCCAAGGGCCTCGTTCGGGAATACCCCGGTCGCCTTGAAGCGATCTACATTTATCGGACCTTGCTGGTTGATGTACTGACGAAACGCGGGGAACCAGTGGCTCTTGCCATCCAAGGCACGCACGATCATACTGGCGAGCCCTATGCCTCGGGGGGTTCCCTTGGGCACCGTGTTAGACGGGCAATCGTAGGCAAGGTGGGCTCGGAGCGTTGACATGGCGTCTGACATCTCTCGCGCCTGGCCCAGGATTGTAGCGTCGAAAGCGGCCCCTACACCTTTTCGGGCCGCGTGCTGCCAGACGCCATAGATAATGTCGTAGTAGTTACCCGCCGACGCAGAGTACAGCTCGTCGTTGATCACGGCGACACCAGGGATGCTCGCTGTCGTCGAAAGCTCGAACGCCACACCAGCCACGGTGGCTCCAGGATTCACCGCGCTGACGATATCTCCGGTGTTCTCGCTGTGGCCTCCGCAATGACAATTTGCGCCGCTTGGGTTGAACACCTGAGAATAGGTGTACCCCTCGGGCCGCGAGACATCTATCCAGCGAATGCCTCGCTTGAGCTTGCCAGTGAAGTCTGCCCCACCCGCTCCGGTAATAACACCTGCCGAGTCCACGCTGATTGTCCCCGTCTGAGCGATCCACAGCGGGGCGGCCTGGGTGATGAATCTGTTGTAGAACTCATTGAGGCGGGTCGTCATCACCGTCTCAAGGTTCTGCATTCCGGGCTCGGTGTACACCAGGTCTACGGACTGCGGCCCGACCATAATGGCCATCTCGGGCGTAGTGAACGTCCTGAAGTTGCCAGGCGCTGGGACAGCCGTTACCGTCACCGCAACCGCCGAGCTAGGAACGGTCTCGCAGGTCGCCGTGACCGTTGGAGTCCCACCTGTGGCGACATACGTCACCGTGACGGTGTGGGCATCATTTCCGCTATCCGCGCTGACTGTCACCTTAGTGACATCGCTAGAGGCCCACGTGACAACACGATTGGCAAGGAAGTTAGAACTTGCATCCCGCACCACAGCCGCCAGAATACCCGTGCCTCCTACCTGTCCGGCCAAGGTCGTCGGTGTCACCGTCACGGTAGCCACGGTAGCGGGAGGGGTAACGCAGATGATAGCCTGCGCCGCTGAAGTCACCCCTTCGCAGGACGCGGTGAGGTTCGCCGTTCCCGCCCCCACGTAGGTCACCAGCCCACTGCTGCTGTTCACCGTGAACACCGCAGCGTTGCTTGACGTCCACGCCAAAGTGCGATCCAGAAGTTCCGTCTCCCCGGACGCTGCGCCCAAAGGCAAGGCAGGAATCGCCGTGCTCATGACCCGCGCAACAGCCTGATAGGTCTGGCTCGGGCCAAGCGAGGGAGGGACTTGGCTGATAATCAGCACAGAGCCCACCGTCGGGCGCTCGTAGGGGTATTCGCGGATAACCCTCCAGCTTACCGCACTCGTACCTAACCTCACGGTTCACCCCAGCTGTTACCCCAGCTGTCACCCCAGCTGCCGCCCCAGCTATCGCCAGGAGCTGCGCTTTCGTTGCGATACAAAATCGAACGCGGCAACACCAGTTCACGCGGCACTTGCGTGTTATCGCGCGGATGGCGGCGAATAAACTGTCCTAGTTGCTTAACCGTCATTCGGTTCCACCTTGGATGTAATCTCCGCCTTTGCTAACTCAGTTCCACTCCGAATATCGGCCTCGTCCAGTCGCGTCTCGCGGTCCACCCCGGCCTCCAGGGCCCGCGTCTGCTGCTCGATGCCGGCCTCCAGCGCCCGCACGGACTGGTCCGCGGCGCGCTTCGCTTCCTCGTTCCCGTACTTTAGCGCCAGCTCCGCGCGCTGCAGTTCTGACTCCAGCTGCAGCTTCATCACCGCCAGCTCATGCGATTGCTGCATTTGCTGCTCACGGGACGCAAGGGTGCGCTGCACACGCTCCTGCTGAATCTGCAGCTTCTGTGTGCTCAGCTGCGCGTCAAAGCTCGTCTTCTGCATGTCGAGCTGCATCTTCTGCGTTTCCATCTGCTGCTCGAACTGCAGCTTCTGGCCTTCCAGCTGTAGCCGCTGCCCTTCCAGCTGCAGCTTCTGCTGCTCGATAGCTACCTTCGGGTCCGGCTGCGGCTCCGGCATCTTCGGCGGATTCATCGGGTCGATCTTCTTGAAGTAACGGTCCACGTCCTGCTCACCGGCAAGGCGCGTCGCCCGCTCCAGCACCGCCCGCAGTTCTGCAAAGCCGCACAGCGGGTTATCCGGCCCCATCTGAGCCATGTACGTCTCGATGGTCTGCTTGATACCCGTCAGCACCTCAAGCTTCTGGTCCGTCTGCCCGTCACCCAGGGCGACATTGACCATCACCTCCGGCTCTTCGTCCCACGTCCGCGGGTCAACCGGCACCCACGCGCCCTTCATACGAATCATCGTCTCACGAGACGAGTGCTTCTTGGCCAGCTTGTACAGACCGATGAAGAGCGGCTTGAAGAACGTCTCGGCCGCTACACGCGCCAGCAGCTCCAGCCGGTCCCGACTGGCCGACACGGCCGCCTGGACGCCTTCCTTCACCGTGCTCTGCAGCGCGTCTTGGTCAAGGCCATCCGGCCCGCGCGCACGCCCCGTACGGTTCTCCTTCTTCTGCTGCACCCACTCCAGCATCGGCATCACGTCCCCGCCGATGAAGCGGTGCGAAATTTCCTCGATCATGCCCGGCGCCTTCATCCGGATGATGGCGCCAATCTCAGTGCTCAGCACGTCCCGCATTTCCACGGCGCCCTCGACCACGCCCATACGCGGGAAAAGCGACAGCGCGGCGCTGTCCAGAATGCTGCGCGCCAGGGACGACTCCAGCAGCTGCATGTCCATCGTCAAGTCGGAGACATCGAGCCCTTCAAGCCGATGTGCGAGCGGGTACGGGGTGAGGAACGCGAACGGGCGCATGTCGGTGGGATCGTTCGACACAATTGTGAAGCTGGGACCGAGTGTACACACCCGGCGCAACTCCGCTACCCCATCCCCGTCAACATCGAGGTTCGGGTACGCCTCCACGTACAACACCAGCGCGTTCTCTTCCCTGGCCGCTTCATCGGCCGTTCCACCTAACCCGTCAGGGTCGCGGATGGCCGTCTCGTGTGAGTTGGGGTCTTCCTCGGTTGTGGCCTCGTCAATCAAGTCCTGCTCGATGCCCATTTCCCGCAGCTTGGACACCGTGAGGTACGTTGCGTGCGCCATCACCAGCGCATCGTCCCGGTCCCGCGCCCGGCGGTTATACCAGAACTCTTCCCGCGGCAGCGCGCGCACCATCAACTTGACATCCTCAACCGAACGTCGCGCCTCGACAGAGAAGCCGCCGTCCTCGTCCTGCTCCAGCCCCGCCAGCTCCGTGTCCGGGTCGCTCGCAAGCAGCTCCAGCTGCTCCTGCGTCAGGCCGGTGTAGCGGGTCGTCTCGACTTTGGTCTGTTCCTCGGCCCAAAACTTCGCGACACCCAGGCGCCGCACAAACGCGTCTTCCAACACCGCACTCGTCAGCAGCAGACCTGAGTTTTCACGAAGGAAGACGTGATTGACGTACTCCGTCTGCTGTTCCGCCAATGCCACCTTGTCCGGTGAGCGCGGCACGAACTCAACCGTGCGCTCGATGGAGTTGAAGAACAGGCGCATCATGGCGGGGAGCATTCCGAAGAC